ATATTGAAAAAGCTAAAAAACTTTATGACCAAAAAGCAATTAGAAAACGAATATAGGGATGTTTGCGAAGCCATCCAGAATCTGGAAGACCTTTTAGACAAGGCTATCGCAAAAAAATACGCCATAGAACAATCACTAGACCACGAGGACGATGACAATGAGCATTTATAAGAAACTGAATGAAGCCAGATCAAAGTTCCACAAGATGAAGCTTGAAAAGACTGGCCACAACAAATTCGCTGGATATAAATACTTTGAACTGAGTGACTTTTTGGTCCCTGCACTTCAGATTTTTGATGAGGTTGGTTTGTGTGCTGTTGTTTCTTTTTCTAAAGAAGAAGCATTGATGCAAATCAATGATGTAGAAGATGGTGGGTGCATCTACATTACTTCACCCATGGCAGAAGCCCCACTTAAAGGCACACACCCCATTCAGCAGGTCGGTGCTTGCGAAACATACTCTAGGCGCTACCTGTGGGTGGCCGCACTAGAGATCGTCGAACATGACGCCTTAGAGGCGGTTACAGCAAGTCCTGCTGGCGTAGATATCGATGCGTTAGTGGGTTCATGGAAGCAGGAATTGGAAGCCTGTACATCGATAGAAGAGTTGAGGAGCAAAACTAAGGAGGGTGTTACTGTTCTTAGGAAGACTAACCCAGAAGCTGCCGACAAGCTAAAAGGTATCGCAGTTGAAATCTCAAATAACTTAGAGGAAAAGTAAAATGGCTGCAAAAAAGATAAAGGACGCCGCAGTAGTTGTCCGTGAATATCAGGATCGTAATGGTCAACCAAAAAAGCAATGGTCAACAGTAGGATCACTGATTCAGTTTGATGACGGCGGCACTGTGCTGATGCTGGACAAATCATTTAATCCAGCAGGCGTACCTGGTGAGGCTTGCCGTATCTCATTCTTTGACCCTAAGCCACCAGGTGGATCCGCTCCAACGAAAGAAGTATCAGACGATCTTCCTTTCTAATGTTGCTCAGTTGAGCTACAAATGATGGCCAAGGACGGCCCCCTTAGGAGAGAAAAATGGCAGCAGTAGCAACAATTATAGTTGTTATGTTTGGACTAGGATTATTGACGATGATGGCAACACCGGCTTTTGTGATTTGTTTACTTGGAACGGTTTGGTCTTTAGCTGAAAACCATCAAGAAGCCTTCATGCCGTTTGTTCTGGGATCAATCCTGTTTGGTGTCCTATCTTGCTTTAACCGTCCGGTTTACTGGTAACAAAATGATTAGTTATGACATGTCGAATGAGGATTATCACAATTCAGTAGGGATCAGTAAATCAGGACTAGATCTGATTGCTGTATCTCCTGCTCACTTTGATGCTTCATTTAAATACAAGCGTAAGTCAATCCCCGCATTCTTAATCGGAAGTGCCGCTCATTGTGCGGTTCTTGAGGCTAATGAATTCGATGACCGCTATGGATGTTTAGATGCCGATAAGCGTACAAAAGCAGGTAAAGAAGCACATGAGTACTTCAGGCAATCAGGGAAAGAGTCACTGACGCCCTTTGAGTACGACATGGTGATGAATATACAAAAATCTGTATGGACCCACCCCCTGGCTAAAAATTTACTGCAAAACGGTAATCCAGAGGTGTCATGCCTTGAACGGAGAAACGGAGTTCATGTTCGTGCTAGGGCTGACTATCTGCGTAAAGATGGAATCATTGTTGATCTCAAAACAACGCAGTCAGCTAGTGAAAATGAGTTCGCTAATTCAGTAGCCAAGTTCAACTACCACCGTCAAGCAGCTTGGTACATGGAACTGTACAGATTGGCAGGTATGGACATTGATAACTTTTATTTCATTTGCGTGGAAAAGGAACCACCTTATGCTGTGGCTGTATATGAACTAGACGCTTTTAGCATTCAGAAAGGGAGTGATGAATGTACTAAATTGTTGGAGATCTATAAGGAGTGCTTAGAAAAGGATTACTGGCCTGCTTATTCAGAAGAAATAAAAACAATCAAGCTACCAGCATGGAGATGAAGATGGATAGAGAAATGGAAATCTTGATATACAAATATATTGACGCTAAATTTGATGACTTCAAGATTAAAGCAAATAAAGACATCATGAAGGCGGTTGATGGAATCAATGAAGGCATTGAAACGCTTAAGAACGTAGAAAAGCTGAAGAAAGACGTTAAGTCACTAAAAGGGATCTGTGAGGAACTTATTGATAAACATTCTTTCTTGACTGAAGTGTCATTTATTGCAAGACAGCGAGGAACAGTTAAGGACATGATCAAAGTGAATCATGAATTGATACAATCGATGGATTTTGCTGGTGATTGGTTCTCTAAAAGAAACAGTATGCCCCTAAACAAACTTTACGATATGTATAAGAATGGGGTTCAACCGGACAATGAATAATGAACATGGAACTCCTGATCCTATTTGCAGTGCTACTTGCATCGCTGATAACTGTAGACATTTAAAATACATACCAGTAGGTAAAATCAAAGTATCGAGAGGGGATATTTTTTATTCCTCTTTTGATGAACACTTATTGCCTGAAGGAACCAAAACCCTTTACATAGAGAGACGACATGAAGAACTTTGACTACATCTTTGATCAAGTTGTTAATAGTTATGCTGATCAAAACATGTTCTGCGTCATTATTGGCGCTATGGATGGTGTTAAGCATGATCACTTCACCCCCTATTTAAGAGCTAACAAGCATTGGGAAGCCTTAATGGTAGAGCCTGTGCCTACTTACTTTGAACAATTAAAAGAAAACTATAAGGATCGTGAATTTTTGTTTGAGAACTCAGCTATTGGCGCTGAAGCTGGTAGAGCAAAGATAACAATGATTCCTGAAGAACTTGTAGGAACATCTCTTCCACAATGGTGTGACGGGATTTCTACATTGGTTCCAGATCAAAGCATTATAAGGAACTTTAAAAATGTTTATGTTGAACAGGAAATCAATGTCATCACGTTTAACGGACTTGTTAACAAACATGACATTCTAGAAATCAATGCCATTCAGATTGATGCTGAAGGCTATGACGCAAAAATCTTTTACGATGTTTGGAACGCAGGATTTTCTCCTGAAATTGTTAACATAGAAGTTGTTCACATGACAGATGATGATCTTTCTCTTATTAAAAATGCTTTGATGGATAGCGGATATAACATCCTTCTTCATCATGACGATATGTTGGCATACAGATGAAAGTAGCATTCTTCATACACAATGGATGGGCTTTTGGCTCTATTCACAGGGCGCTGTGTAAAGAGTTTTATCTGCGCGGCATTTTTGCAACGATATTAGATTGGAATGAATCTTATACGCAAAAAGATTTTGACGGGTTCAATGAAGTTTTTGATTACTTCATGACGACACCTGGTAATGCAATTACATGTTTAAACAATATGAGTGTTCCTAATAACAAAATTATTGCTGTCGCTCATGCTGAATGGGATATTGATTTTGGCTTGTCAGAAGGCAATAGGTTTGATGAATTTGCAAACTATGCTGTCATTTCAAGTGATTTAATAGCCACATCTTTTAATAGAAAAATTAATAGGATTCCAAAGTTAGTTCAAAATGGCATTCATTTTGATTGGTTTTATCAAAAGCCATCTGAATCATTGTCAACAATAGGATATGCATCAGTGATGCATGCTGTTATGTGGGATCGCGTAACAGATAGGAAAAGAGGTCATTTAGTAAAACAAGTTGCTGATGAACTTGGAATTAACTTTAACCCTGTTGATGACAGGAATTTCCTGTGTATGCCAGCTTATTATAAGACTGTTGACTGCGTGATGATGTCTTCTATTGAGGAAGCTTGTGGCCTATCAATGATGGAGGGCGCTGCGGCAGGTAAGATGGTTCTTGGAACAAAATTAGGATGTCTCAAATTTCATCCTAAATGTGGTTTTACTCTTCCTTTTGAAGATGAGGCTTATGTGATGCAGGCTAAAGATTTGATTAATACAGCAATCAGTAACCCGCATCTATATCGCTCTATATGTAAAAACAATCAAGATTACGCCAGAGAACACTATGACTGGAAACACGTCATAGGAGGCTGGATTAATCTACTTCCAAATAGCATCCGTAGCATTTAAGTTGTACCAGCCCTTTCCATCAAGGCCCTTAATCTGCTTAAAGACCTTATCCATCTGTGACCCCACATTCTGGAGGCTGTATTTAGCCCTTGCGTTACTAGCAATCGCCCTGCGATTCAGTGAGCCAGCAAGTCTTACAGCTTCCAGATAATCCCCAAGGGTCTTACAGCGATAACCACTGTAGCCGTGGTCAATCGTTTCAGAGAAAGCCCCAAAGTCAGAACCAATCAAAGGCGTTCCACAAAGTTGACTCTCAACACCTGATCCACCGAATGGTTCAGTGTACTGAGTAGGCATCAACATAGCGTAAGCGCCACTGAGAAGCTCACTACGGGCTTTTCCAGTAACAGGCCCCTGGTAGGTTAGATTAGGAATATTGTCGCTTAGGAACAGCTCTGGTTGGCCTGATCCCACCATAAGAACTGGCATGTCTACATTAGCAGCAATTTCTTTTACGATATGAAGGCCCTTGCATTCAATGACGCGACCAAAGTAAAGAAGATATTTACCTGGCTCATAGGAAGGCTCCCAGTCATCAATGTCGTATCCCATTGGACACACCCATTCGTAATGATTGCCATTCCTACGGTCTTTACCTTGATGGTAGTGCCACCAAGAGTACGTTTCAAAGACCCTGAAATCGAAGAAAGTATCGGGGTAACCAATGCCAATCTCAACGTGATAAGCCTGAGGCAGAAGCTCCCTAAGGTAACCGTGAGTGTGGCCAAAGGGGTGACAGATAATGTCTCCCTTTTTAACCCTCTTCAAAAGCTCTGGATTTAGCTTTTCGCAGAAAGCGCGATAGATGTCTGAGTCAGTAGATGCTTCCCCATGAGGCGGGGCCGCTTTCATCTTAGCCTGTAACGGTAGGAACTCTTCTTCAGACAGGATCTGAACGTGTTCATCAGATTCGGCTTCAGTGCCTTCGTTACTGTATTCAATGACTTCATAGCCAAATGGACGCATCATTTTCCCGAAACGGATAACGCGACCAGTGAACGCACAATGGCTAAAAGAGGCTTTAGGAACTGTGTGAAACAGCCCTAGAAGGTGCAGAGTTGTCATAGCTACTCCCTAAATAGTTCTGACGGGTTAGAAAAGCGTTACCGCTGAATGTGATCCTGATTGATGTAATGATCAGGTTCTTGTGGCTTCATCTGGCCTAGCGCCAGCTTGAGTGATTGTACCTCAGCTTCGAGGGAGGCGCATTTTGCCTTCAAGTAAGCTAGTTCAATGATTGGTGAATTTTCCATTTTAATTTGGAATAATCAGATAAAAAGCAATATTGCCGCTAAAAGAAGCCAAACCAATATTAATAAATTCAAGCAATATTTCTCTATTGTTTGTTGAATCAATGGTGGCTTGTATAGAAACATATGGCGTTGTTGGATTAGCGTTGTATTCTCTAGAAATTATTAATGTTTGCATCTTTGTTCCAGGCAAGCCACCATTAATAAGTTGGTGATAAACCCATCCAGTTTGAACGCCACCAGGAGCAATAGATAATCCGTTGGCTATAAGAGGAACTACTTTGGCATGAGGAGCTGAACCCACTCCTCCATTAAAGTACTGTTCTCCCCTACTAAATGTTACAGGGATATAAGTGTAATCATTTGCAACTGCATAATAATCGTTATAAAGAATTTTAATGTTATTGTTTCCAGCATTTCTGACACGAATAATATTGCCAGCTTGAGGAATTGGAGTACCAGCAGGTTCACTGTCATTATTTACGCCAACCTTAATATCGCATAAATTGCCACCAAAATAACCTGTTGTTTGATTTGGGGTAGTATTACCATAGCCAAGTTCACCGCCTGGATATTGATCACCGCCAACATAAGCGCATACCAAATTAGCTGGTGTTCCTGCTGGGGAACCACCGTCATAACCAGCTTTGCAATCTTCAATGTAAAACGATGAATTTCTTAAGCCTGTCCCAACAGAATAAATAGCACAACCATTCAATTCATCAACAAAAACTGCGCCGGTGCAGCGCATATTGATACCATTGATATTTACAGCAGACGTTGAATCTGTGTAAAAAGGATACTTACAGAACAAAGTATTAGCCACGCAAGTTATTGCGTTTGATGTTCCTGTTACATTAAAACCTTTAACAACATAGTCCATTGTGTTTACAGTAACGACAACATTGTCGTTTGCGGTAGAGCCAGACGATCCACCATTAATCAAAAATCCGTTTTCCCACTGACTCATATATTGAACATTAATATTTGTCCAATACGATCCCCTTAATTCTAAGGCTGTTCCTACTCTTGATGTAGAAGAAATTCCCACAAGCATTGGAAGATTTATTGTGTTGAGAAGTGTTCTTAGAGTTGATTGATAAATTAATATGCCAGTATTTGCCGCGCCAGAAGCGTATTCCCATGAAATCTTACCAATAGTATTACATTCAATGTTAATTGATCCTGATATAATTAATTTAGCATTAAGGTAATAAAATCCGCTTGGTATATAAAGTATTTTCTTTGGCGTTGTTGTATAAATTGCGTCATTAATGGCAGCTTGGAACCCTGCTGTGTTGGATGCTATGTTGGTATGACTAGGATCATTAACCACATTATATGGCGGTTGAGATATATCAATATAAATTGATGCTCCAGCAGGGCCAGTGGCTCCAGGAACGCCAGCGGCAGTAACTAACCAAACAGAAAATGTTCCAGATCCAGCAATGGTATCTACAGTGATATTTAATGTGTTAGAACCAAATGCAGTAATGTTACCTTCAACCCAGTTACTTGATGTATTTGAAATCCTGACACGCATCCCATTAGCGAATGCTGTATTTGGCTGTGAAAGATTGGTAATAAATGTTTTTGCCCCAAGACTAATTGTATTGGAAGTCAAAGAATTTAAACCGTAATAACCAAGACCAGTAGCACCAGATGCCCCACCAACTCCGGTTGGTCCAGTAACTCCAGTAACTCCAGTAGGACCGGTAGGACCTGTAGGACCAGATGCCCCACCGCCAGGGCCAGTTGGACCCTGAATTCCTGTAGGACCTGAAGGACCGGATATGCCTTGAAGACCAGTTGAGCCTTGAGGGCCAATAGCACCTGAGTCAGCATCAACCCACTGAGTGCCGTTAGTATCGGTGTAATAGATTTTAAGAGTACCCGTATTGGTATCCCACCACAGCGGATAGGCAGCAACACTGACTGGAGGCGTTAAGCTAAACCAGATCTGTGCGCCATAAGGGCCTGTAGGCCCAGTTGTACCCTGTACACCAGTAGGACCAGTCGTTCCTTGTATACCCGTTGCGCCACTAGGTCCTTGAATACCTTGATTACCTTGAACGCCTTGGATACCTTGGATACCTTGGACACCCGTAACGCCTTGAGTACCTTGAATCCCTTGAGGGCCAGTAGGTCCGGTTACACCACTTAAACCTTGTATACCTGTTGGACCAGCAATTCCGGTTGGGCCAGTGCTTCCAACCCCTGATGGACCTGTTGCACCTGATGGACCAGCAATACCCGTAACACCCGTAGGGCCAGTCGTTCCTTGTAAGCCGGTTGGCCCAGTCGTTCCTTGAATTCCGGTTTGTCCAGTGAAACCTGTAGGCCCTGTTGAGCCAACTGGACCAGTGACACCAGTCTGGCCGTAAGTGCCAGCAGGCCCTGTCATGCCAGTAGGTCCAGCAATACCTGTAGGTCCAGTAGAACCTTTGGGTCCAGTAGGTCCTACAATGGGTCCAACATTATTCCAAGAAGAACCATTCCAAACATACAAGTCGCCGTTAGAATTAACTACATAGGCGTCATTTGGAGAATTTCCTGTTGTTGGCAAATTTGCTGGAGTTGCGACAGATCCTTTAATGTTAATACTGGTTCCTTGAACACCTGTTGCTCCAACAGGGCCAGTAACACCAGTAGGCCCTGCAATACCAGTAGAACCTGTCGTACCTTGAGGGCCAGTTGGACCAATAGGGCCTGATAACCCAGTAGGTCCAGTCATGCCCAACCCTGTTGCACCTGATGCCCCTGGTGGACCTACAGGTCCAGAAAATCCAGTCGGTCCGGTAGTCCCAGCACCTGTTGCACCAGTTAAACCAGTGGCTCCTTTAGAGCCTATTAAACCTTGGATACCAGTAGCCCCCGTTAAGCCAGTAGGACCTAATGGACCAGTAATCCCTTGATAACCTTGAGGGCCTCTCACGCCGGTCGCACCAGCATCACCTTGCGGACCAACAACACCTTGGACACCTTGGACACCCTGGATGCCTTTTTGACCTTGGATGCCCTGATCTCCTTGCGGACCTGTAGAGCCAGCATCACCTTGAGGGCCAGTAGGACCATCATTACCTATTCTTCCCTGAGGGCCAGTAGGGCCTGATGCTCCAGTAACACCAGCAGGACCAGATGCGCCAGTTCGTCCGACAAGACCAGATGCGCCAGTGGGGCCAGTAGCACCAGTGATACGACCAAGGTTAACCCACGCAAAACCGTCCCAAGCATAAACATCATTCGTATCTTCTGTTAACCAAGCATCATTCTGATTGGGGTCAACAGGTAGATCAGCATAAGTAGGAACTTGTCCGCTAAAAACAAGACCAGCACCTTGAGGGCCAGTAGGGCCTGTTGAGCCTGGAGGACCCTGAAGGATCTGACCAAGTTCAATAAGAAGTTCTGGAGTTGTTTGGATAAGTTCTAATGATGCCATGATTTATCCTAAGTTTTGAGATACGATCTGTGTGCCGCTTGTACCAGCAGCATTTGATATGCCCCCGCCAGTCCCTCTAAAATTATTATTGGCAACAATGAAATTATTACAGCCAGAATCAATTTTAAGCGCGTAAGTTTGAAAACCATTATAAACGACATTATTCCCCATGCACCCAAGCACTTGAAAATCGTTTGTTCCAGTTACAAAACGTATCCCTGCATAACTCCCATGAGCTGATTGAGAATTACTTTGAAATGTGCAAGACGTAAAATTAGACCTTACCGCGCTAGATCCAATCGCAACACCTTCAGCCCCGCAGTTAAAGAATTTTGTATTTGTAAATCTCATGCTGTCTGATGTAGACAAGGTTAACCCCGGTTGCGAATTACCTCTTCCACCAGAAAACCAGCACCCTACGAAGTCAAACTCGACACAATTGGCAAGTAAAACACCGTTTGCTGATGAGTCAAAATACACATTAGAAAAAACATTATATGCTGGCCGATTGGCTATAGTATAAGACACAGCATCAGTAGTCATAGACCATGTACCATTTAAAATATCGCCGTTTGAGCAAGTAAATGCTTCAACTTGACCATACAATCTAATACCGCCAAGAGAACCGCCGCTAGTATTCATTATAAAATCATTTACATATATGTCATTTACAGGCCCTACACAATAAATACCAATAACTACATAGTCGTATATATTAAAAGTTTCTATAAAAATATTGACTGAATTTTGTATTAAAATCCCATGATAAGAACTAAATATAACAAAATTAGTTAAATTTACTGCGTTGCAAGCATTTATTGATACCGCCGCACCTCCAGTTGGAGTCGAAGCGTATCTTATTCCTATATTATTTATACCGCAAATTTGAGCGGCATTAGCATTAGTAAACGCAATAGTGTTTGATGATGCAGTCCATTGCCATATTACTGAAGAACCAGCTCCTTCCCCCATAAATATTATTGAGGTATTATTTGCTAATAATTGGCTTGTTACTTTATAGTTTCCAGTAGGAAAATAAACTATTCCACCACCATTCCACCCGCCGCTAGTTGCACTTGCAGCAGCCATAGCAGCCTGAATAGCTGAAGTATCATCATTAGAATTGTTTCCAACAGCACCATAGTCCTTGACGTTAAAGACTAAGCGACCAGATGTTGTTCCAGCAGGGCCAGTAGCACCAGCGGGGCCAGTGGCTCCAGAAGGTCCGATAGCGCCAGAAGCACCAAGTACGCCAGCGGCGTATGTTAATGGGCCAGTGACTGTGACATTAACTAAAGTACCATTGCCGCTATTGGCTAAAAGCTGGGAAGCTGTTCCTGTGGTGACAGGATTATTAGCAACCCAAGATGTTCCATTCCAAATCCATGAGCGTCCATTAGCTGTATAGACTTGGCCTGTAGTGGGGCTTGCTGGAAAGTTAATAGCTGCCATGGTTTATCTCTATAGCGTTGGATAAGGCATAAGAACCCAAGAAAGCGTAGCTTCATTCCATTCGTATGCATGACCATCATTTGGTTTGGGGGTAGGTGGTTCCCAAACGTACGTAGTAGTGTTCAACGCCCAGCTAGGATAAGGTTGTGGTGGTACAAAAACATCAGTAACAGGATCATAAGTATAGCCAATTCCAGCATAAGTCCCGCAAAAATTACTGTTATAACTTGTTTGATGCCACATCGTGTCATCCCCAAAAAGAGACTGACAAAACGCAATGCCTATAGGGTTTGATTCTGGGTATGGCAAATTATCTATCACATCATTATTTACGGCAATGACTTGCGTTACGATATTTGAAATGTCTAATTGTGCAAAGTAAGCCATGTTTAAATCCTAGAACGTAATTGATCCAGATCCGGTAAATTTATAAATTCTATAACCACCCGTATTAGTAATAGTTGGCGATCCTGTGGTGGATCTAGCAGCATCATAGGTATTAGCGTATCTAATGACGACGATGCCTGAGCCGCCTAGACCCGCATCTGAATTATTTGTGCCGCCACCACCGCCTGACCCCGTATTAATTACTCCGCTCGTTGCTACAGACCAAGTTGTGTTATTGAACCACTCATAACCGCCATTACCACCTATTCCAGACCCGCCAATACCATACGTCCACCCAGTGGTAAAATTATTAAACAGTTGGGCGTCACCCCCACCACCCCCCGCATAAGTAACGGCGCTTCCAGTGATTGACGATGAACTTCCTGCGCCGCCATTGCCTGCTGCTCCGGGGACAGTATTTGTAGCATTAACACCAACACCACCAGCACCGCCGCCACCGCCAGCAATCAATTTGTATGGCCCACTTACCCCTTGGTTTCCATTACTAAACCAAGTAGTACCGCCCGCATTACCTTGACCCGCTGTCCCCGATGCCCCCGGAATTTCATTTGCAACGTCTCCCCCGTTATAAACCCATCCTCCCGCGCCTGATCCACCGCTACGGCCATCGGTGCCACCATAACCACCAAAGCCCCCGCCAAGCGAAGTAATAGAGCTAAACACGGAATTGTTTCCATTCGCCGCCCCGGGGCCAATGGCACCACCACCGCCGACCGTCACAGTAATAGCCGATCCCGCAGATACCGCTAGACCCGTTGCAGTTCTAAAACCGCCTGCGCCAGCGCCCGCGTTACCTCCACCACCGCCACCAGCGACAACCAAATATTCAATAGTAGGAGGAGGATTACCTGATATACCGACAAAGTATCTAGCTTGAAGAATACCACTCATGTTAAACCGCCACCTGCGATAAACCAAACTGTAGAAGTGACTTTATAGGCTGTTGCGACCCCCCGCTGTGCAAGCGTTCTGGTTCCTGTCGTTGCACTACCTGCCAAATACATCGTATCCGTTGTAATAGCGATAGAGATGTTACCAGACGTATTGTTAACAAAAGTCAACGATGTACCAAGCGGATAAGCAACCGTTCCATTTGCAGGGATCGTTAATGTCGTTGTTGTTCCTGTTTCAACAACCGCTTTCCCCGCATCAGAAAGAACAAGTGTATAGCTGATGCTTTGATTGTTTTGCGGGATTGTAGTCAGCGCATCAAGATTGTAAGACGTACTGTCCGTACCTGTTAACGTGACAGTGTTACTCGCCGTCAGGGTTTTGCCGTCAGCGATAGTTAAAGTTGACCCAGTAGCAGGAGTAGTTAATGTTAATTTATTTATAGAAGTTGCTGTAGCTACACCCAGTGTAGGAGTTACAAAAGTTGGCCCAGAAGTTAAAGCAACAACAGTTCCTGTTCCGCTAGTGGTATAGCTTGTCCCCCAAGGACCAGTAATGCTAACTGAGTTTGCAATACCAGCGCCAGGATAAACAGTTGGACCTGTTGACCCTGTAGGACCTTGTAATCCAGTGGGGCCTGTAGTTCCTTGCAGACCAGTAGGGCCAGTAATGCCCTGCAGACCAGTTGGACCAGTAATACCCTGCAGACCAGTTGGCCCTGTAGTTCCTTGAGGTCCCGTTGGACCCTGAATTCCTGTAGGTCCAGTCGTTCCCTGCAATCCTGTAGGCCCCGTAGTTCCTTGGATACCAGTTGGACCAGTGCTACCCGTCAAACCAGTAGGACCTGTAGACCCTTGTGGACCCTGTATACCAGTCGGTCCTGTAGAACCTTGTGGGCCTTGGATGCCTGTTGGTCCAGTTGTACCCTGTAAGCCAGTAGGTCCAGTAGTACCCTGTAATCCTGTTGGTCCCGTGGTTCCTTGTAGTCCTGTAGGCCCTGTTGTGCCTTGAAGTCCGGTAGGGCCAGTGGTTCCTTGCAGTCCCGTAGGTCCAGTTGTGCCTTGTAAGCCCGTTGGTCCCGTAGTTCCTTGTAATCCAGTTGGACCAGTAGTGCCTTGAAGTCCGGTAGGGCCTGATGGACCTTGGATACCAGTAGGCCCCGTAGTGCCTTGAACACCTGTAGGACCTGTCGTACCTTGTAGCCCCGTTGGACCAGTTGTCCCCTGTAATCCATTTGGACCCGTGGCTCCTTGGAGTCCGGTAGGACCAGTCGTGCCTTGCAATCCAGTAGGACCAGTAATTCCTTGAATACCAGTAGGTCCGGTCGTGCCTTGTGGACCAGTCGAACCAGTTGCTCCTTGAAGGCCGGTTGGGCCAGTGACACCGGTAGGTCCAGTGGTTCCCTGAATACCGCTAGGACCAGTCGGACCAGTAGTCCCCTGTAATCCTGTAGGTCCGGTTGTACCCTGAGGTCCCTGGATGCCCGTTGGGCCTGTAGAGCCAACAGGACCCGTTATTCCGGTTGGCCCTGTAGTTCCTTGTGGTCCTGTTTCACCAATCAAACCTGTTGGACCAGTAGTTCCTTGCAGACCTGTGGGTCCAGTGGTTCCCTGTAAACCAGTAGGTCCAGTCGTACCTTGAAGTCCGGTAGGTCCCGTTGTACCTTGAAGTCCGGTAGGACCAGTAGTGCCTTGAACACCTGTAGGTCCCGTAGTTCCTTGCGGACCCGTAGAGCCTGTTAATCCAGTAGGCCCAGTAGTTCCTTGTGGACCCGTTGGGCCACTGGGTCCTTGAATGCCAGTTGGTCCAGAAGGTCCCGTTTCACCAGTTAACCCAGTAGGACCCGTTATACCAGTAGGACCCGTTATACCAGTAGGACCCGTTGATCCGACAGGGCCTTGAATGCCAGTAGGTCCCGTTGTGCCTTGTGATCCTGTGGGGCCGCTGGGGCCGCTGGGTCCTTGGATGCCTGTAGGACCCGTTGTGCCTTGCAAGCCAGTTGGGCCAGTTGTTCCTTGAATACCTGTAGGACCCGTAGATCCCTGAGGACCAGTTGGACCAAACAAATAATAAGGAAGATCAATCCAAGGATCTATACCATTACCGACTTTAATCTGTTCAGTTGTAAGATCAAGGCCCATTTCGCCTTGAGACAAAATCGGATTAACAGCTATCCAATTTGCGCTTGTATCTCTTCGTAACTGAATCTGAATAGTCATTTAAGCACCACCGCAATCAATTGGATTAACGCCGCCGAAAAAAGCGTTTGCGTAACCGTTATCTAAATCACCAAATGTAGGACCTTGAGGACCAGTAGGTCCCGTTGCGCCATCTACGCCATAATGACCAGGAGGACCAGACGCGCCAGTGGGGCCAGTAGATCCAAAACCAGAAGGTCCAGTAGGTCCAGTTGCACCATCTATACCAGTAGGGCCTTGAATACCCGTAGGTCCTTGAAGGCCAGTAGGACCTGTTATGCCTTGTGGACCAGTTGCGCCATCCACGCCAGTAGGACCTTGAATACCAGTTGGCCCCGTAGTTCCTTGAGAACCATCAGGACCAGTAGGGCCAGTAGGACCTTGAAGCCCAGTAGGACCATCTATACCAGTAGCACCCGTAGTCCCCTGTGGCCCTGTAGGACCCGTTATGCCAGTAGGCCCATCAACACCCGTTGGACCTTCGATACCAGTCGGGCCAGTAGCGCCTTGAGGACCAACAATAGGTCCTACATTATCCCAAGAAGAACCATTCCAAACATATAAGTCGCCATCAGCTTGAACAATATAAGCATCATTAACTTGGTTGCCAGTAGATGGCAAGTCAGCAACTGTCGGAACAGATCCCTTAAAATTTATGCTTGTCCCTTGAGCGCCAGTAGCGCCTTGAGGACCCGTTGGTCCAGATGATCCGTTAACGCCAGTAGGGCCAGTAACACCTGTAGGTCCGGTTTCACCTTGTGGACCCGTAGGGCCATCAAGACCCGTAGGGCCATCAAGACCCGTAGGGCCAATATCCCCTTGAGGGCCAGTCGGTCCGGTTTCGCCTGTTAGACCTGTAGGACCAGTGATTCCAGTAGGGCCTGTCACGCCTTGCAGACCAGTAGATCCAGTTGGCCCCTGAATACCCGTAGGGCCTGTAAATCCTTGAAGACCAGTAGGGCCTGTAGTCCCTTGAGGGCCAGTGGGTCCAGTCGTCCCAGTTAAGCCTGTAGGACCCGTAACGCCAGTGGGTCCAGTTGATCCTTGGGGACCAGTAGGACCAGAAGGGCCAGCAGGACCCGTAGGACCCATAGGTCCCTGAAGAATGTTGTCCAGTTCAATAAGAACTTGGGGGCGGTTGATTACCTTAATATCAGCCATTAACCAGCCCTCAACATCAAAGTTGGCTGTGGGTCAGTAACTTCCTTAACAACATTAACCACAAATGTAGGCGAGTAGATGACGTTATTGCTGTATTGGAATCTGATATCACAAGACAAGGGTCCAAGGGGCCATTCAGCAGTAACCGTAGCATCTGTATAAAGGAGAATACCCCAACGAGTGTCAGGAAATGGCTGATGCTCTAAAGTAACTTCAAGCTCAGCAATCAAATCACCGTTGTTGCTTTTCAGTTCTGAAGTGGCTACCCATACACCATCAGGCAGCGTTACAAATCCGGCCAGTGAGAATGTAGCGCCACGCTTTACAAATACAGATGGTGTGGGTAAAGCCATATCAAATAGCCAAGTTGTAGCCTACAGAAGCCGTCAGAACAGTTGATCCAGCAGCAGTCAGTTTGACACGCCAAGAGGTTGGCAAGAAATCAGAAACGGCGACATTGGTTGCTGGAGTAATAGCTGGCCCTACTTTTAACACAGTCGTACCAGTTGCGCTAATAGCTGCACCCGTCAGGATCACATACCAAGAATTTGAAGCAATGTCATAAGCTTCAATGCTAGGAGTGATAGACCCAGAAGTGAATGCGCTAACATTAACAATAATTTGTCCATAAGGGAGAGGAGGCTGATTTGTTACAGTCGTTGAGGTAACAGTTGCTGTAATTGCGCGTGATGCAATAAGCGTATTGGAAAACTGACTCATTTTGATGCCTATTTATGCTGAAACCATTCAACCAGATGATCGAACCCGACAAATAAAAGTAAGGAAAATACAATACCTATGATTAGCTTTGCTGACTTACTCATGGCAGCCAGTTTTTTTAGCTCAATCAATTCTTCTCTAGTCAAACCTTGGCTAGTGTCAATGATCTTGAGACCATCATTTGGCACTTTCGTCGCCTTTCTGTTTAGTGAAAATAGCAATAGCGGAAGCAACAGCTAAACCAGCAGAAACAATAGCGCCCTGAAGTTCAGGTGAGACTTTAATGCCGATAGCCATCAGCAAATATACAATGCCACGCCAAGTACTGGCTTCACTAATTGCAAACCCAAATTTATCGCCCATTAGATTTCTCCAAAAAAGTTTCCAAGTATTTTACAGCAAGTCGTAGTCCAACTACTTTATCGCCTAACAATCCAAGTCCAAGGTTACATGATCGACATAATAACCCACGGACGGCATTGGTGTCATGACAATGATCAATGCAAATATTCTTTGCAGATCCACAAATCATACAAAAATTAGGTCCAATCTTTTCTCTAGTAGTTCCGTATTTTGTTTTTTCTTTATAAGACCTTAACTTATCTTTATTTCGTGGTCTTTTTCCCCGACATTTCCTGCAAGTTTTACGCCTATGTTGTTGTTTGCCTGTGAATTCAAACATTCCACAAGGCTTTTCAACAAGACAAACTTTGCAGATTTGCGTCATATTTTAGACAACTGGAAATGCATACAATCTTTTTTAGTCCAAACTCCACCCCAGTCAAAACCAGCATCAGTAAAACACTTAACCATTTCAGGCGACATGTTTCCATTCTTGCCAAACCCATTCCAAGCAGCGTTGATGTCCACTGCAATGCCCCAAGAGTGCAATGAGGCGCTTGTAGCGCCACGTTTCTTCCTGACATTAAAACAGCCATCCCATGTCTTTAATTGGACCACTAGGCCCCTGCTAATGATGTTGTTGAAGGCATAGGTTAATGGCGCAATCATTGCCCTGTTGCAATAGATCTTTTTAGGTATCATTCCAATTTCTAATGATCCTGGAACATCCCACATCACCATGTACTTTGCTTCATTGGAACGAACACCAGGATCGCCCCACTTTGCATAACATTGCTTTGAAGTAATCATTGCTTTGCTTTCAAAAATTGAATGGCGGCTTCGATGCCAAAGTTGGCTGCGGTGTTGGTCAGTTTAAGGCCAATCACCTCAAGCTCTGCAAGTACACCTGCTTTCTTTTCAAGGCCAGAAATTTCCTTTTCAGACCAGCGCTTTACAGAGCCAAGGATTCTGTCAAAAACATCAGAGCCAAGAATTAAATCAA